TGACTTTTTGAGGGGTATATTTTAGCCGATAAGTGTTTGATACCGCGCTGCGCGCTGGCTTGCGGATCAGATCGAAGATCGTTTACCGAACTGCACGGCGCATTCAGAAACGACCTTGCAGAATTGGGCGGCGGACTTCGACAAATGCAATCGACTGGACAAGCACGGGTGGGAAGATATCAACGAGGTCTTGCAGTTTTCGCAGTCTGATCCGTTCTGGAGCACGAATATCTTGTCAGCAGGAAAGTTCCGCAAGCAATACACGCAGCTTCTGGCAAAAATGGGAGGCGGCCAATGAACGATACATCACAGTTCGAATACTCCCTTGCCGCAGCGGTCTGTCTCGACCCGAAGAGAGTTTTGCAGTTGCGGCAGATCGTGAAGAACGAGGATTTTTCTATCCCTGCCTGTGCTGCGGTCTTTGACGCTGCGGAGAGGGCCGTGTCTCACGGCAAGCCGTTCGACGCCAACATTGCCGCAGATGGTCTCAGGGACATGGTGGACGATCCGCGAAAATTCCTCGCCGAGTGCATCGACGTGACGCCAACGCTTACGAACTCGGACGAGTATGCCCGGCTGCTGACAAGATATTCGGCCCGGCTGCTACATAAGCGCACGGCGGAAAGGCGACTGCGTGAAAATGTGCTCGCGGCTCTTGATGAGGAAAACCCAGCCTGTGCCGTCGCTGAGATATGCAAAGCATATTTACTTGACAGCGCAGGCGGCAGACTGAAAAGCGTCTCTCAAGCGCTCACAGAGACCTTACAGAGCCTTTCGGCAGAAGAGCAAACGCGTATCAACACGGGCTTCCCGCGGTTGGACAGCATCGTCAAGGGCTTCGAGGCGGGTCAACTCATCATCGTCGGCGCGCGTCCCGGCGTCGGCAAATCCGCTTTTTTGCTTGACCTTGCAGAGAGCGCGGCCAGAAGCGGAAACGAGACGCTTTTCGTATCGCTTGAGATGTCCGCCGCGGAACTGACGGAACGTCTGCTTGCACGGCGCAGCATGGCGACAATGGATAACCTGATCGACCGAGACCTGAACGATGAGACGTGGACGAATATTGCAGCCGTGTCGAATCGGCTGGAACGTTTGCCGCTTCATTTTTGGGACAAGCCAGCCGTGACAGTGAGCAAGATCCGCGGTGCTGCGGCAACGATTCATAATTTGCGGCTGATTGTGGTGGATTACCTCGGCTTGATGCAGGCCGACCGCCGTGCAGACAGTCGAAATCTTGAGCTCGGACAGATCAGCCGCGACTTAAAAAACCTTGCTTCCGAGCTGCAAATCCCCATCGTTGCGGCGGCACAACTTAACCGTGGTGTCAACGATACCGAGCGCCCGACCCTGCTTTCTTTGCGCGATAGCGGAGAGTTGGAGCAGAACGGCTCAAAAGTATTGTTCCTCTGGAAGATCGATGAGTTCGGGACAGTTGGGGTGTCCGTTGCGAAAAACCGCCGCGGTCGTCAAGGCGTTGTGCAGATGAACTTTGACGGCGCACATCAAAAATTCACCGAGCTTTCGGAGCCGTACCGCGAGCCAGAGAAAAAACGCCGGGGCGGATTTTTGGAGGGTGGCACATGAATATCGGAGGAGAGAAGAAAGAAAAGATGGTCAAAATTCAAATTTTATGGCGGAGGATTTATGACTATCTTGGAAGCGTACAGCATTCTAAAATCAACCAAACCCGCGCGCTGTGAGCGTGAGCGCTATCGCCAGCGTGACGAAATACAGCACCGTGTAATTCCGCTTTTGCCTGCTGATGATCGAGATAAGTTTGAGCGGGCAATGAACCGTCATTTTCGATTATAAAAAAAGCTCTCCCCAAATAGGGAGAGCGGCTCTTGCGGTGAATCCGATTTGTCGATTCTGATTTTACCACAGGAGGAGCGGATATGCAAGCAAAACCACTTGCCACAAATCTTGGCGAACAGGCAAACAAAATTGCAGTGTCGGTGCAATCTGGTGACTGTGATGTATTGGCCTTGTGGGGAATGTGCCGCCGATATGCTATGCAGCAAGCCACACGGTGGCACAGAGCGTTTGAGAGCAGCGGCGGTGTCGAATTAGACGACCTTGAGCAAAGCGCGTTTATAGGACTTCTAAAGGCCGTGCAGACATGGAAGCCAGAAAGCGGTGCATTCTCCACTTGGTACACTATTCAGCTAAGGGCTGTATTTGTAGAGGCTTACGGGATGAGGACGAAACGAACGCGAGAAGACCCGCTCAATAAATTTCACTTATCGCTCGATACGCCATTGGATGAGAACGAAGACGGCAGCTTTACTATCGCAGATGTTCTACCAGATGAAGCGGCAGAAGAGGCCTTTGAGGATATCGAGCAGCGGGATTTTCGACAGGCCGTGCAAGCGGCGCTTGCACAACTGTCGGATGCGCAGCGCGACGCGATCATCAGTGAGTTTTGGCTTGGCCAAAAGCCTGATGCAAAGGCGCGGCGGGAAGCAATACGAGCCCTGCGGCACCCGCGTATCCGCAAACCGCTGATGGAGTATTACTAATAAAAAACACTGAAACGTCAGATAAAGCAGAGCCGGAAAGGGGGCTTTTCAAACTTTGGCAAAGAAAATTCGAGACGAGACCATTATTGACGCGCTTTTGATCTCCGCGACGGTGCGGAGCGCGGCGGCAAAGCTCGAGATCAACGAGCAGACGATCTATCGCCGAAAACGTGACGCGGAGTTTATGCAGAAGTATAACGAGGCACGGCGCGAGCGAACCGAAGCAGCGCGGAATGTGCTGCAAGAGCGGGCGCACGCCGCGGCGGATACGCTGGCAACGATCATGCAGGATGCAGACGCGCCCGCACAGACCCGCGTGAGTGCCGCGGCAGAGATTTTACGTCAGACGGTGAAATACACGGAGATCACAGACATCATGCAGCAGCTTGACGAGCTTGAAGCATGGCGAAGGGAGCAGGAACAGCGATGAAGAAAAATTTTGATATCCGCCTTGCGGCGTTGCGGGAATACCTCAGGTCGCTGTCAGCCGATGAGACGGTCTTCATCGTCGAGGGCGGCGGTGAGTTCCGCACGGCAGAAGATGCGTTTACGTATTTGCGTAAGTATGGCGCGGTGACGCCGGACGGCAAACGCATTGTGCTGTATCCCCATCCTGTCGAGGGCGTTGACCCGTTAAGCCTTTCCCTCTATCAGATGCTTGACGAAGCCATTGAGTGCGGCAAGCTGGAATTGCCAACGATTGAGAGTGACGAGATCGGAGGTAAAGCCCTTGAATAACGGAATTAAAGCCCGCCTTGCCGCTTTACGGGCGATTGCAGCGCAGACGCAAACGGGCGTAGCAATTATGACCCTGCTTGAAAATGGCGCATGGGCGGCTTGTAGAGCGCCGCAAAGCCCTGAAAAGGTGTTCCAAACGGAACAGGCAGCACGAGATTATTTATCAGACTGCGAATGTGTTATCATTATCGACCTTTAAGAAAAACAGCGCAATAGCACATAAAAAAGAAAGGAAATTTATTATGGACTTTAAGGCCAACATTGAAACCCGCGAGAGCGTAGAAGCAAAGGCAAAGGCCGCTTTCGGCTTTGATTTGAGTAGCGCCCTTGACCTTGTAAAGCGCGGCGACTATGACAGCGACGAGGCGTATTTGGACGCTTGCACCCGCGCCGAGTTGGAGCGTAGCAGCCCTGAATACAGAGCCGCCAGAAGCCGCCTAAAAGTCGAATACCAGGCACGGCGAGAGGAACAGGAGCGCAAGGCACAGAGCGAAAACTATAAAGCAATCCGCAGCAGCGTGAGCCTTGACAGCGTAGACAAGCACAATATCGATGAAGAAGCCGCCGCACTTGCCCGCCGCGATCTTTCCGCAAATCGTATTGCCGCGTCCGATCTGGGCGCGACCATTGAGAAGTACGCGGCAGAGCTGACGGAAAAAGCAAAGGACAGTAAGGCCAGCAGCGCTCTTTTCAATGCTATGCTGCGCGGTCAACTGTAAGGAAAGGAGAACACACCATGAGCCAGTTTAACATTTACGCCCGAAAGCTCGATACAGCTTTCAAAGAAGCCCGCAGCGAATACAACACCGCTTTCCGCGCACTCCAAGAGGCGCAGCAGGCCAGCCGGCTGTCGAATCTCTCCATGAACGCGGAGTAATCAGCCGGGGAAAGAACGCCGGTTTTCATCAGCTCAAGGGCGTTATTGTCGATTGCGTCGGGGTTTGCAATATTGGCGGCGCGCACTGCCTGTTCCAGCTCGGCGCGGATCGTGCGGCGCGTGGCCTTGAAGTTGTCCCACGCTCTTGACTGCCAGAGCGGGGAGGGCGCAGTCATGCGGGCATGGGATGGCATTTCGGCAATTTCTGACAGTTGCGGCGACGGGGACGGCTACCGGCGCAAATCGCCCGGTGTAATTGTCAGCATGAGCGAAAAATGGGACGATCTCGCGGGCGAGGCCGTGGAGAACTTCTGATTTTCGATAAGCGGCAGAGATCAACATTTTGATACAAAGCTTCCTGAAAACAAATTTAAGGAGAGATAAATATGGAACTTAGTTTTGCGAACGGCGTGCAGGAGTACACCGTCCACGGCGTCAAGGGCGATGTCGTCATCCGCTTCAACCCGACTGACGGCGCATTTATCCAGCGTCTTTACAACGCGTTTGACACACTGGACAAGAAGCAGGATAAATACGCAGATGAGGTGCAGAAGTGCGGCGACCGCGTTGAGATTTTCAACATCGCCGACCGCCGCGACAAGGAGATGCGCGAGATCATTGACGGCCTTTTTGAAGAGCCGGTATGTGACAGCATCTTTGGCAGCATGAACCTTTATGCGATGGCGGACGGCTTGCATATATGGGTAAATTTCCTGCTTGCGCTGATGGATGAGACAGACAGCGCCTTTGCTCGTGAGCAGAAAGCCACGAATCCGCGCATTCAGAAGTACACGGCAAAGTATCACCGATGAATTGGGGCTTGCCTACCTCCGTCGAGATCGGCGGAGAGAGCTATGAGATCCGCACGGACTTTCGCGTTATCCTCGATATCTTCGTAATGCTGAGTGATCCTGATTTGAGCGGCACTGACCGCGCGGAGGGCATCTTGCAGATGTTCTATGTCTCGCCTGAGGATATCCCGCCGCAGCATTTGCAGGAAGCTGTAGACCGTTTTACATGGTTCCAGAACGGCGGACAGGAGACGGACAAGAGGAAATCGCCGAAGCTGGTCGATTGGGAGCAGGATTATCCTTTGATTCTCCCTCCCATCAACCGAGTATTCGGACAAGATATCCGCGGAATTCCTTATGATGCGGAGACCAACACCGGGGGCGTCCATTGGTGGACGTTCCTCGGTGCGTATAACGATCTCGGGGACTGCACCTTTGCTCAGGTCGTGCGCATCCGCGACAAAAAGGCGCGCGGCAAGACGCTTGAAAAGGATGAACGCGAGTGGTACCGCAGGAACAGCAATATCGTGAATATGAAGCGCAAACTCAGTCAGGAAGAAGAGACAACTATTTCTAAGTGGCTGGGAGCGGGAAAGGAGCCTGTGAATGGCAAATGCTGACGGCAGCGTGATCTTCTCTTGTGATTTGGATTCGACCAAAGCACAAAAGAAACTGAGCAAGCTGCGTGACGAGATATCCGAACTGAACAGCAAGCTTGAAAAGGAAACGGGCAATAAGATGAACCTTGAAAAGCAGCTTGACGCCGCATCTCAGGCAGCGAAAGCTACTGAGGAACGCGTGAAGATGCTGCGAAAGGAAGTCGAACGGCTGAACGACCGCGAATGGATCCAAAAACAGGGCTTTACACAGAACGAGTATCAGACGCAAGTGCTCGACCGCCGCGCCGCTGCGGAGGCGGAGCTCAAACAGCAGGAAGCGCTTTTGCACACGCAGACGAAGGAGGTCAAAACGCTTTCGGCTGCTTACGAAGAGACGACCGCCAACATCGACAGCATGACGGTAAAGCTCGACAAAGCAAAAGTCGCTGCCGGTGAGTTGATCGCTAATACGGAGCAGGAACGCAGGGAGCGCGAGGCGGAGAATTCCGCGCTTGCCAAAGCGGGCCAGTATGCCGCGCGTTTCAGAGATCAGGTCAAGAGTTTAGCGCGCTCTATGCTTGTATTCTCAGTCATCACGGCGGCGCTCGCGGCGCTGCGCAAGCAGATCAAGGCGGCTATTGCGACCAGCGCAGAGGCATCCGACGCTTTTGCCCGCCTCAAAGGTGCGCTGCTGACGCTGGCCGCGCCTTTGATGGACGTACTCATTCCGGCGCTGACGTGGCTAATGAATCTGCTTGCGGCCATTGTGTCGGAGATCGTGACGATCATTTCGATTCTGAGCGGTAAGTCAAAGAAGAGCATGGAGGCATCGGGCAAAAACCTCTACAAAGAGGCCGCCGCCATTGACGCGACCGGCAAGGCGGCAAAGGAAGCGACAGACGCGCTCGCGGCGTTTGATGAGATCAACAAACTCAGCACGACAACGTCCGTTGGCGGTGGCGGCGGAGCATCCGCCATTGCGCCGGACTTTGATTTTGACGAAGGCCCCATGATGGAAAAGCTCGACAAGGTGTTCCAGAAGATCAACGATATCTTTAAGACCATCCGCGCGGGGCTTGAAATCGTCGTGGATGACCTAAAATGGAGCTTTGACAAGAAAGTTATCCCCAAGAGCAAGGCAACATGGCTGACCGTTTTAACGGCGCTGCTCGGTGCAACACTCGGCGCGGCGTTCGGCGGCATCACGGGCGGCGTCATCGGCTTATCCCTCGGTGTGCTGCTGGGGCTGTACCTTGTGGGCCTTGACCCCGAAACATGGAAAACGGAGATGGACGCAGAGGATGCGTGGATCGTGGTTATCACGGCTTTGCTCGGTGCGCTGCTCGGCAGTGTGTTTCTTGGCATCACCGGCGGCGTAGCCGGTTTCAGCCTGGGTGCGATCCTCGGCCTCTATCTCACCGGCTTTGCAGAGGGGGACGAGGAACACGGCGGCAAATCGCAGCTTCTTTCCGAGTTGATCGTCGTGCTGTGCGCGCTGCTTGGCGCTGTTATCGGCTCTATCGTGACGCCTGGCGTCGGTACAGTCGTCGGCATGGGATTAGGCCTGATTCTTGGACTGAGCATTTACAGCGTCCGCAAAGACCCGAAGAAAGGCACACAACGGCTTGTCAGCATTGGGCGCAGCGTGCTTCTTGGACTGCTGGCCGGTGTTCTCGGCGTTGGCCTTGCGGCGCTGGGCATCGTCAGCGCCGGTACGGCGTTCATCATCTCGGCGGCGATTGGCCTTGCGCTCAAATTCTTCGTTGATAGTGTGGACGATTCCAAAGTCAGAAAAGCAACGTCCGGTTTTACCGGTACGCGCGTATCAACAAAGGTACCGGCGCGCAGCCGTCGGGTGGCGGCGCAGAGCTTAGACGGCAATGCGCCTGTGTACAACGAGATCCCAGCGCTTGCGAGCGGTGCGGTCATCCCGCCGAACCGAAAGTTTCTTGCCGTGCTGGGCGACCAGAAGAGCGGAACGAACGTCGAAGCGCCGCTTTCGACCATCAAGAAGGCGGTCATGGAGGCGCTG